ATAAAAAATGGCGTAGCACCTATTTTTCCACGCCATCCAGCCTGGCACACAGCGCCTATCCGTTCTGGTCGGGTGAACTTTTCAACAAAGGGCGCCGCAATAAAACCGACAGGATTGACCTGGATCTAACGCATGCGCATCTGTCGAAAGGCGTGCTATGTGATGACGGCCAGTGGCGGCAGATTGTGACGGTGGAAGATGCATTGTCAGGCGGCTGTAACCTGTTCGACCTGGAACAACTACAACTTGAATACAGCCCTGCCGAATATGAAAACCTGCTGATGTGTGAGTTCGTGGACGATCAGGCGTCGGTGTTCCCGTTCGCTGAGTTGCAAGGGTGCATGGTGGACAGCCTGGACGAGTGGGAAGACTTCGACCCGTACCTGAAACGACCTTTTGCCTATCGTCCCGTCTGGATCGGTTACGACCCATCGCACACCGGCGACAGCGCAGGCTGTGCAGTGATTGCCCCGCCAGTTGTTTCCGGCGGCAAGTTCCGCGTGCTCGAGCGTCATCAGTGGAAAGGGATGGACTTTGCCGCACAGGCCAAAAGTATCGAGGAACTCACAAATCGTTATGCCGTGGAGTACATCGGTATCGATGCGACTGGCATCGGGCAGGGTGTGTACCAGCTTGTTCAGCAGTTCTTTCCGGCGGCGCGTGAGATCCGTTACAGCCCTGAGGTGAAAACCGCACTGGTACTCAAAGCAAAAGACACCATCAGCTCTGGCCGCCTGGAATATGACACCGGCCATACCGACATCACCGCATCGTTTATGGCGATCCGCAAAACGATGACCGCCAGCGGCAACCGTTCAACCTACGAAGCCAGCCGCAGTGAAGAAGCCAGCCACGCCGACGTCGCGTGGGCAATCATGCACGCCCTGTTAAACGAACCGCTGACCGCTGCCAATGGCGGACAAAGCCCGAACATTCTGGAGTTCTACTAAATGAGCAAGCGCAAATACCGTAAAGACACGCAAACCACCACTGAGAACCAGCAGGGCGCAGAGATGTTCAGCTTCGGTGATCCGACGCCGGTGTTAGACCGTCATGAGATTCTGGATTACATCGAATGCACTGGTAACGGTCGTTGGTATGAGCCACCTGTCAGTTTCGACGGCCTTGCCCGCAGCCTTCGTGCTGCAGTTCATCACAGCTCACCGATCTACGTGAAGAGGAATATTTTGGCCTCGACGTTTATCCCGCATCCACTGCTGAGCCAGCAGGAGTTCAGCAAATTCGCGCTGGACTATCTGGTGTTCGGAAATGCGTATCTGGAACTGGTCCGCAACCAGTTCGGCGAACCGCTGCGATTTGAGGCTGTGCCGGCTAAATATGTGCGTCGCGGAGTGGAAGAGGGGACGTACTGGTTTGTACAGGGCTGGAAGGAACCGCACCAGTTCGCAGCAGGGTGCATCTTCCACCTGATCGAACCGGACATTAACCAGGAGATTTACGGCCTGCCGGAATACCTGAGCGCGCTGAACTCTGCCTGGCTGAATGAAGCCGCCACGCTGTTCCGTCGCAAATATTACCAGAACGGTGCTCACGCAGGTTACATCCTGTATATGACTGATGCCGCGCAGAGCAGCAGTGATATTGATTCAATGCGTAAGGCTATGCGTGATACCAAAGGCCTCGGCAACTTCCGCAACCTGTTCATGTATGCGCCGAACGGCAAGAAAGACGGCATCCAGATCCTTCCGCTGAGTGAAGTCGCTACCAAAGATGATTTCTTCAACATCAAGAAATCCAGCCGTGATGACCTGCTGAGCGCGCATCGCGTTCCGCCGCAGATGATGGGGATTATTCCTGATAATGCTGGCGGGTTTGGGGATGTGGAGAAGGCGGCGCAGGTGTTCGTGAGGAACGAACTGACGCCGCTGCAGGAGAGAATGAAAGAGTTAAATAAATTACATGCAGAGGTCTATGTTTCTTTTAAAAATTACATCTTATAAGGGGCTGGCCTAATAGACTCGACTTTATTTTGACATGACCCATTTAAAAAAATTCTAAGCTGCTGGTGGAGCAACTGTAGTTTTGGGGGGGGTCACGTTAAAGGTTGTTAATTTCGGTTGTCCTAAATGTTCAAAAACATCTATCGATTTAACTGCACCGGAAGTAATACGATGGAAAAAATCAACAAAATCTTGTGGTTCCATAGCTACACGGGTTTTTTTAACAATAAACCCCTCAAGATTTTTTAAACTAAATTTATTTGATGTTAAATCAAGTGCTGCACGAAATGAACTATTGCTAAGTGTCCTTTTAGTATCTCTCATAAATACAGCGTAGTTGATATTTAACTCAACAAAAGTTTGTCTATTCATGCCCGGGATGTGTTTTTTTGCAAATACATATAGTGTATTTACCCCTTCATGAATTTTACACCTGATGTCTTGCTTATCTACTCCACCTTCTTTGAATTCAATGAAATATAACTTTCCATCGTGAAAAAAAAGCGCATCAGGTGATTTTTCATTGCAAGGATCTTTATAACAATCAGAGACATTTAGCACCTGATCGTAATCAAAGCCAGTAACGCTAGAAACAAGAAAATTTCTATTCCCAGTATCATTTAAACTCAGGTCGGTAATGCTTTTTATGGCATTTGGATACTCTGAACATAATTTATTGTATATGGCTTCTTCATTAGAAATCATCTAAAGACTCCGTATTTAATTTATACAATGGGGCGGCTAAAAGATCAATAGCATGCGATATGTTGTTTGTTATATCAGCAAATTTCGAGAAACCCCTAGCATCATCTTTGTATGCAAGGTAGAAATTATGAGTTAATTTTCTTCGATCACTGAATTCTTTAAGTGCTTCTATTATATATGGGCTATGAGTGGTAACTATTACATCCACATCATTTGCAACTAATGCACAAATGATCTCGCAGTAGGCCACTTGCCATTTTGGATGTAAGTTTACTTCAGGTTCGTCAAGAATCAATAAACTATTTTTTCTCGCATTCCCGCCTTTAACTAATAAATCTAAGATGCCTAATGCTTTAATTCCAGAGGCTATATTACTTGATGAAATATTAATTCCATCACGAGTTAATACAAAATCTCTTTTATCTGTATCATACTCAACTGCTCCACCAAGTAAATTTTTTATAGTATTAGACACGAGTGCAACGTCATTGTTCTCTGGGAATAAACCAAGTTCACCGAAATTATATATTGAATCACTAAGTTTAGCAGATAAATCTTTTAAATGTAGGGGGACACTTAGCCTACCATTAGCCTTATCATCGAAAAGAGTTTTTGACATTTTGACTAAATTATTAAATTGGATAATGGCTGGGGATTCGACATATGTGGCATCACTGAATCCTAATTCATCATCCGCATGATAATTCACAACGTTATCTTTTGACCAAACAATATTTACAAGCTGGCTAGCCCCATCATTCAAGGTTATTTCAGCAGCAACTGAGCTACTATGTCCTTGCTGAAGAATCTCTTCCTTGAATTCAGAGTAGAAGGCTTTTTTAATTGCACGATGTATGGAAGTCTGTTTATCATCAGATTCATTTAAGATATTCTCAACTTGACCCAGTACACCCCTTGTAAGATCAACAATAAAATCAGGGACGACGCCAATTAAGTTATTCGTCTCAACTAAGCGAAGGCTCTCATCGATTGTGCGACGTGAATCAAGGCGTAATTGATTATAATATCTTCTTGGATGAAAGAAATCTCTTAATTGATCTTGCTCAGCAATATTAACATGCCGTCTAAGAGTGAAATAAATTTCTTCAAGCTTAAGCATTATCCTTGCTTCTTTATCTTCTTCCAAATCTTCTTTATACCTAGCGAAAGCCTTAACTAAAGAGAATAAAACCTTACCAATAGTACTTTTACCGGTATCGTTCTCGCCAGTTAAAACTGTCAACCCGCCAATGTGAACGTTGGCTTCAGAAATGGTGCCAAAATTCTTGACTGTAATTTCCATAATTTTCTGCTGCACCTGTTTCAATTTGTATCAATTAAATGAAAATATCTTGAATTCTACCACAGAATTCCTTGGATCATAAAGGCTAGTATAAACCATGTTATTGAGTAACGTTTCGTTAACTAAAATGGAGTGCGCGCAATGCTATCCCCGCCACGCCTGCCCGCTTTATAGGTCGCTTTTGATGCACTTGCGTGATCCACTGTGATCCACGCCAGCACTGGTCTCGTGGGGGAAAAAGAGCAGGGCGATCACCATGCAAAATCATGCACTCACTGCATGCAGAGCTATCAAAGAGCGCGCGCCCGCTTTCCTGGCTATTCTTCATCGTCGTAAACAGAGAATGGTTCTGACGGCGTGTCT